TTTGAAGATTGATTGTTCTCGCCCTTAGAATACGCGTCTAACATGCTTTGGCTAGATATATAAGCCAAGGTCCGTGCATCGAGGGTCTTGCCAAACTTATCTAGATTAGCTGCTTGTTTTTCAAAAGTAAACTTACTCTGCTCTAAAGCATTTTTAGCGGCTTTTATGCCATTAAGTCTTTGAGATATTGCTACCTGTTCATTTTGATATCGGACTTTGTTAGCTTCTTGTGTTTTGTTAAACTCAAACTTAGCTTTATTTAAAGCCATGCCTTTTAGATCTTTAAATTTATTAAATTGTAAAGTAGCTGCATCAATTTCTTCTAAACGTCTTGCGGCTAATTTTACTCTTCTCTCATCTCTAAAACCAGCTTCTTTTGCTCTCTCATTACTTAGAAAGTCTCTAAGCTTTTGAGCCTCAAGCTTTTGAGTTTCAAGATCAAATTTATCTGCGTTTAAACTATTTTCTATAGCTAATTGACTTTGATCATTCAACTCTTGTACTTTTTTAAATTGTAATTCGTTCTTATTAAACTCTAACCTATTCTCAGCTATAAGTTTTTTTACAGTATTATTTTCATTAGATATTTGTTTTTTTGTTTGATTATTTGCAGCTGCAATACCTTCGCTACTGGTATTATTAGCATTGGTTCTAGCCATAGAAGCAACATCAGACATCGTTTGAATGTCTTTTCGACCTTGTAACTTATTGTTTTCTATTTTAACAAGATTAGTATGTTTAATCTCTATCTGATTTTCATCTATTTTAGCTTGTACTTGTTTTAATTCTTTTTCAGCATCTGTCTTTTGATCGGCTAATTTAGTATCATATTTAAAATCTAAAGATTTGTTTAATTTATCTAATAATGTTTTCAAACCATATTCTGATTTTTGTAAATCCATAGCGTGTTTTTGTTTGTCTTCTTGTAAGTAAGAATCTGCTCGAATTTTTCTAGATTGTTTTAAAAGTTCTGCGGTGTTTTTAAAAACTTGTACTCTTTCTTTTCCTGTTTGCTCTAATTTTTTAGCGCCAAATTGTATAGCAGCATTTATAGCAGCTGCTGTAGGCGCTTTATCTTCTGCCTTTGCTTCTGCAAGACTTTTAGCGGTTCTTTGCTGTATCTTAGGTAATAATTGAGTTTGTTGTGTAGCCATAGCTAATCTCTCTGCGGCACTCAACCCTGCTTTTTCTCCTTGCATAGGAGCTGCAAAGGCTAAAAATGTATTAGCTACGTCAAACAAAATATCTGATTGTAAATTATCTCTGCGCACGTCAGGATCCGTTTTTGGCATATACTTTTCAAACACAGGCTTTAATTCCGCTATGTCTGAACCTAAATCCAAACTATAGTCGGTCATAGGAGAAACAGCTCCCCCAGGTTCCATATACTTAACAGGACCACCGTTCATAAAAACAGGAACTGGATCTTCATCACCTCGGCGGCGAACCTCGCCGCCTAACTTAAAATTTACGGGTGGCTCGTTACCAACCCCCATAACACCGCCGTTAGCTGCCATTGTCATAATGCCTTCACCCATGTCACCTTCGACAGGAGTGTTCATCTGCTCTTGGGCCATGGGTCCTATGCCTTGATCAACTAATGCTAGTTCGACCACTGGAGTAACCAAAGCCAAAACACTATCTGGTGTTTGACCCGCGTCCTCTGGTCCAACTATACTTGCTAAATCTGTTCGTCTCTCTTCAGGGCTTTTATTATCCCCTGAGACACTGTTCATCATCTCTTCAAAACTACCTGCAGCCTCTGGATCAGAAAACCCTGAAGCCTCAGCACCTTCAATCATACCTGCTAAAGCATTTGGATCCATCATATTAGCACCCTCTTGAGCCAACATCTCTGGCGAAGGAGCTCCCATTGCAGGGGCTGTAGCCATAATACCTTGTGCAGCTTCGGGCATCATCATTGGATCTCCGCCCATTGCCATGTAACCCATGTTATTTCTAACCCCTTCAGGTAAATTGGGTAGACCCTTATTACCTTCTGGAATAGGCTTTAGCCCAGCGGCTCCGCCTCCTGCAAACATTTGTCGTTGCATTACGCTTCTATTCATTATCCAAATAACCCCGCTTTAGCTGCTCCAGCACCTGCCGACAATCCAGCAATACCTAATCCTAGATACTGTTGAAATGGCGAAACACTTGGAGATGCTGATTGTGTTACAGTTTGTTGTGTTGTAGGTGTTCCTTTATATATATCAGAAAGAAAACCTAGTCTTTGATACGGCTCATATAGTTGAGCCATCTGGTTAGATCTTTTCGCCTCTAACTCAGCCTGTTGTTGAGCTTGTTGTCTTCCGCCCAATGTATACATTAATTCTGCATCTTTCGCTAACATGTTTTGTCCAAGCTCACCCAAAGCAGCCTGTCTTGTACCAAGATCTGCCATTTGACCTGCACCTGCTATACCCTGTTGATTTAAATTTAAACCAAGGTTACCTGTTAACTCCTGTCCTGCAAGACCAAGTTGTCCTGCTTGTTGTCCAAATTGAAGACCTGCTTGTGCTCCTATCTGACCTAATTGACCCGTGAGCTGTGACTGCTGTGCCTGTCGGGCTCTAGCCTGTTCAAAAGCATTTTGTGCTTGCTGTTGTGCACTCTGAAAACCCTGTGATCTAAGTTGACCCGCGGTTCGTGCTTGAGAATCTAAAATATTTCTGTTTACTTCTGCCTGTTGTAGAGCTTGTCTACTGCCGCCAAAGGCACCTGCACCCACGGCCTGAGCATCAACTCCACGTTTTTGTATATCACCTTGACGTTGTATGTCGGCTAAAGCCTGTTGTACTACGGCACCTTCATAAGGATCCATGAACCTTTGGTATGATGTTGGATCATATTCTTGAGACAAACCTGACAACCCTGCTATCCCTTGCTGCGCAGAAGTCATGCCCATGTCACGGCCTAACATTCCACTAGCTATTGCAGGATCTACCGCACCCGCTATCCCTGTTCCAATAACATCACCAACACGTTGTCTTGCAAGAGCTTGAGAAGAGGCTAAGTCTGTCCCTGCTCCTGCTAAGTTTGCCTGACTTGCATCTAAAAGCTTTTGATAAGCTGCAATACCTTGTCCGCCTGTGCCATAATAGTCAGATACACGATCAAAGGCACCACTTTGTAAACCTGAAAACCCTGCTACCTTACTTTGAGGTAAGGTTATGCCTTTATCAGCTAGTTCCTTAGCAGATTTTAGTAGGCCAATTCTATACGCTTCTATTTCAGGGGTTTCACCAACCTGTTGTATGACGGTTTCTGTTGCCATTATGCCATCGCCTTTCCACGTTGTTCTAGATTACGCATGACACCATACATATTGTTTATACCTTTGTTCATGTCACCCCCACCTAAACCTTTAACAGCATCGGTAGTCATCACAAACTCTCCAGGCATCAACATGGCTCTTACGCTATCTTTGTTTGGTATACCTTCATCAGGCATAATACCGCCTACTCGTCTTGGAAATATCTCACCACCTGCTGCTGCAGCTTGTGGAACATAATACGGATAATTAGACCCTACTCTTGGATCACCTTCGATATACAGAGGTTCTAGGTTTGCTACATTATATATATCAGGATTCTCATCGTAAACGTCCATACCTGTTCTTGCAGGGTCACCTTCTTCTTCTTCAGGTACGTCAAAAAAACCACCAGCTGCCGCGGCTGTACCTGCCAAAGCTAGGCTTGGACCAAATCTTCTTAAAAAACTTGGACTTTGTTTTTTTGCTATTTCTTTTGCAACTTCTATTTGAGCTTTAGTGGCTTCTAAAGGTTTAATACCTTGTTCAGTAAGAACTTCTGTAAAATCCTTATTAGATGGCATGATGAACTCACCTGCTTCACTAAAAGATTTAGGCATTTTAAATCCAAGTTTATCTGCAATAGTTGTTTGGCCCGTGCCCGCTCCAACATTAGCGGTCCCATCTATACCTGCCGTGTAACTTGCGTTTAAATTTGCGGCAGGATTACTGTTAGGATTATATTTTATTATATTAGGGTCAGGTTTACCTACGTCTATGAATTTAGCGGGATCTTCAAACATACCTGCTTGAACTTGTTGAGCTTGGTTTTGTAATTCAGGTGTCAAGGTACTTTTGGCACTAAGGTTCCTACCATCAGGAAACATGCTTTCGGCTTTGGTACCGTCATATAAAGTAGTGCTATCTGTTTTTGGTTCAACAAGGTCTCTAAGACTTGGTACGCTAGTGCCTTGCAATGGAGCAAAATCACCACCAAAAGCACTGCTTATACTATTGTTACCCGCACTTATATCAGCCATTACATTATCGCCAAAGCCTCCAATCCCTGATTTAGGACCAGAAAACCCTGCAGTAAGAGCACCCGTAGCTCCACCAACTAAAGCAGATTTAAACGCATCTTTTATAGTGCCACCTTGAACCAAGGTACCAATACCTGCACCAAGTGCAGCTGAATAAACCTGACCTAATCCTGGGGCAAAGTAATTAAGAGCCATAGGTATAATAANAGGAGCNGCCTTCTTCAAAGCCTTTCCAACACCTTTAGCTATCTTGCTTACAGATTTAAATAACTTTTTAAAGAAAAANTCTGGTAATCCTGTAGTNGGGTTTACGCTATTTTTAACTTCACCAACAACATATCTCTCAGGATCTTCTACACCTAGTTCTCTTAGGTGATTAAATATACTTTCTTTTAATTCTGGGTTTTTCTCAATCAAGGCCCGTGGGACGATGAGCTCGCCTGTTTCAACGTGAGCTACAGTGTCATCACCATAACGACCAAAGTTAGCCATCTTCTTGCCAACATCCGAGAACTGCGCAATACCATTAGTGCCAAACTGCTCTTTGAGCTCTTCGGCCTCCAGTTGCTCTATCTGCTCGTCCGTCATTACAAAATCTGCAATTCCGCCAGCTGGTATCTCTTCTGTTTTTAAATTTGCAGTCATGCCTAATACCTTACCATGAAAGTTTTAGTTGTTCAATCCTATATAATAGCGCTCGTAGTAATTCTTTGTTTAGTAAATTCTTGTATACTAGCCACTACATGTAGCCTGTTTGCCGTAGCTGCTGTGGCTTTTAAAATCTCGCCACCTTGTAAAACCAATTCCTGCGTTAATAACTCTACCGTTGCATTAGCCCCAACCGCCTTGACTTTAAATAAACTAAACACATCAGTGCCGTTTGTAAGTGTTAAAGTTAAGGTATCCGCATTACCGCTATCTTCTGATACCAATATAGAAGTCACAATAGATGCATTAAAGTCTGCATCACTAGGAGCGGTATACAAGGTTGTAGCGTTAGCTGTAGTCAAGTCTAACTTGGCATTGGTAAGTCCTTGAATATACTGTGGTATACTGGTTATTAACATTATCGTCTGCCATCCTGTCGAACATCTATACGAGGAGAACCTAGCTTCCATTTACATCCTAGTGCATCTGAATCTACCCGTAAAGCAAAAGATCTACCCCTAACTCTAACATCTAACTTTTCTGTAAACGCTTCTACAGGTGACGTGCTGGTTCTAGTAGCCGTGCCTGTATCTGTATCTGTAAAGTTTACCCCAGGGAAATTACGCGCTTTTAATGTAAACGTAGCATTTGGAGAACTCAAAGCACTAGATCCATTGAAGGTTATGTCAGGTATAATTCTTTTGATAAAGGCAAATTTTTCGCCATCAGCTATATCAATAGGAGCTGACTCTATGAAAGAAGACATGGCTGATCCGTCATCATCAAAACCAATCTCTTGGTTATATAAGTAACCCGCACCCGCTGCAATAGGATTGGTCCGTAAGCCGCGGTCTATCCACGCATCTCTAGCTAACGTGCCGTAATACCAAGTGTTGTCTGCATAATTAAATATGACATAGTTACTATTAGTTTCACTACTTGCGCTCGGATAAAACCAGATAACCTCACTAAACTCACTATTTACACCGCCAAATACTTTTTCTAACTGACTAGTATTTATATCTAGAAACACTTTGTCCTTGACAGTGCACGGTATCTGCTGCGTTCGACCACCAGAATATATGTAAAATGTATCACGGCCCATCCAGTATACTGTATCTTCTACAGCAACAGCGGCCTTTGGACTTATAATTGTGATGTTCTTAGACAGTTCTTGCAGACCAAACGTAAATGGAGGTCCTATAAATTTCATCGCATGAAGTGTTTTGTCTGTAAAAATCAAGATGGCCTGCTTGGTTTCTACCGCTTGTATAAACTCCGATCCACCACCTAATCTTAAATCACCCGCCGTGTTAGTGGCTGTAGGTGTCCAGTCTACTAAAGATTCTTGACTAGAGAAACGTACCAACAACGGATCTTGTATTGTCGTTCCAAGTGTGTTTGCACCAAAAGCAATGACGTGCCTGTCTTGGTCCGATACCATAATCTGTTTAGCTATCGTAGGTGTATTACTTGCACCAGCTTCAGTAGATACTTCTACAGCTCTGCTACTCAAGTTGTCTGATCTATCCCAATAATATATCTGTCCATCTCTTGGATTAATAAGTAAATCTTCACCAAAATTATCGTGTGACCATAGTCTTAATTCACTGGTAGTTGTAACACCTCCAGCCGAAGCTATACCCCATCCTGTAAAATCAGAAGCAGTATTAGCGTTGCCTTTAGCTAATCGAACAAGAGTATTATCATCGTGAGCCACGGCAGTTGTACCGCTATGCCCTCTTGTTACATTTAAAGTGTTATCGTCAGTGTCCCCTGCTACAAGCATAAGTTCTTCATCAACCAGTATGATATCTCCAGCTGTTGTAATCCCTGTCTCATCATCTACATCTACAGCTGTCTCACTATTGTCCAAAGCCTCATTAAGTTGTGTTTGTAAGGCTGTGGTTGTAATACCACCAAACAATCCTGCGCCCCAACCCGTACCACCTACAGTCGTATCTAATCCTACGTTTATCTGATATACGCCGTCTACACCTGAGCCGCCGTTACCTGTGTCAGATCCGTTGGCCGTGGCACTAGCTGTTATGGTGTATGTATTAGCCGTTGGCACCGTTACGATTTGATGTTCTGTGTTTAAAACAGCCGCTGTAATATTACCTCCTAATGAGGCTGCACCTGAGATAACAACAAAATCACCCTCAACCGCACCGTGAGCTGAATCTGTTGCGGTTACAGTTGCTGATCCGTTAGTCGCGGCAAACGTAATACCGTTAGTGGTTGTAGCTCTATTTGGAGTAATATCGTTTAATGTCTGACCTTCTTCAATGTAATACTTAAAAGTCGTACCTATGCCAAGAAAGTTAGACCCATCCAAGGCAGACCAGTTATGTAGAGCACGAGCTGATCCAAGATAAGTTGAGGACATGTATTTCTCCCAACCACCTATCTTTTCAGGAAACCCTAGTCTAAATCTTATTTTGTCTCCATTAACATAACCACCCTCTGTGCTGTAAGAAGTGATATCGCTAACTATCCCAGGTTTAAATTGTAATTTAGTAAAAGGCATTATGCTGTGTTCCCTGCTACTGTTCCAGAATTACTAAGTGTAACATTACTTAGACCGTTTATGTAGTTACCTGCAGATCCACCTGATGTAGCACCACCGCCATTTGTTGGTGCACTTGATGGAAAAGAAATACTATCTCCAGAGCCGTTACCTCCTGATGTACCATTACTGCCTGCGGTGCCTAATGCACCTCCATTACCGCCAGCACCTCCTGCGCCTGCGTTGTCACCTCCAGCTGATCCACCTGATGAGCCTGATCCTGCACTTTGATTGTAGCCTGCGCCTACACCACCTGCACCTGCTGATCCACCAGATGTAATAGATTTTACTTGTAAATTAAATGTAGCGGAAAAAGTATTGTAATATAAATCTCTATTACCAGAAGTGGTTAAATTAGCACAATAGTAATAAGTTGTATCTGCGTTCATATTTACTGTTTGTCCAGAACTATAATCACCACCACCTTGTCCTTGACTTTTACTGCTTGTGCTAGTGCTTATATTTATTATGACACTTCCATATCCGCTACCATAAGTACCATTATTAATACTACCACCAACACTATAAGTACCACTTGTTCCTAATTGAAAACTAAAATACAAAGGACCTCTGTTTGCACAGTTTGCAGAAAATTGAGTTGATGAAGTATTTACTTGGAATTGACCTGATTGACCTATACCACCTGATTGAGGACTAGCTCCGTTTATCCCTCTCCATTTTCTATTAGCAACAACACCTTGACCATTTAAATCATTATCTCCACC